TTCCAATGGAATGATCTAACCACGTTGCACACATTAACGTCGTGTGTGTTCAACTATGATACGTCCTTTAAATGCGGGACTCAGCACCTCTTAAACTTGTAGTCTCTATAAAACCGGGCACCCCGGAAAATTCAAAACTACTTGAAAAAGACGTGACCGGAGAGGCCCATGACAATATTGCCACCCAAGCGACTACCACTTGGTTTGTTTAACGTCATCAATAAGACGTGTTATAATAAAGCTATAACAATGTTGGTGTGTAATACACCACTGGTGCAGCGACAAACCCATGTAAAGAAAAATCATCTGCAGCAGACACATACACGGCCAACTGCCCATCACGGACTGCTGCGTTAGTGTTTGTAATTGACGCATAAACAGAAATACCCTGGTTATGATTCAAAGAATTGTCGCCTATTCGGCATGATGCAAAACGTCTAGCCGAATGATATGGAATCTCAGCATCAGCATGCATTCGAAAACCGTCAGTTGAAGCTCCAATTGCCAATCCAGATACTCCACTATTTGGCGCACCGGTGATAAATTTCTTAGATCCATCACTAGAACTGGCAAACGGCGCATAAGGATTTTGTAAAAAAGCATAATTTGTAGCTGCTGTGTTTCGCACCAATTTCAAATTAGTGAAATTAATACCTGACATGGACTGATCTCGAACGCGCCATCTTACTCCACCGCGTCGTGCCAAAAACATGGAAGAAAACCATGTTAATGGCGTCTGATAAACATAATTATAAGGCACTGCTCCTGCCAAATGCATGGCACCAGGTGCTTTACCACGATGTAATGGAAACGCAGAAAAATTTAATCTATAAACCAACGACCCTGCACCAGGAACAGAAGGAAAAGCCACTGACATATAGCTAACGTACCTTTTTAAAAGATATCGCAAACTTGTCACAGGATCTCCGTGATGCACCATGGGCGCTTTATCCGTTTTTGGAATGTATTTACCAAATGTTGCATGAGGTTTCGCACGCTGCGCTAAATGATCCTCTAACTCTAATGACCCACTCTGTGGATACAAAGAATAGTTATCAATGCTGTCAATAGGATCGAACATCTCAAAATCAGGTCCAGCAGAAACAAACATCAAAACGTCCACTAAGGTAGTTGCAGCATTTGCGCAAGTCAACTCATTGACCACTGATAAAGCAACATGACCATTGCTATCAAGCGGACTATAATTAACAGGCGTTGAACCATAAATTGACCCAACGCCGTCTAATCCAGGACGCAAAGGTCGCAAATATGGAATGTTAGACATGTACCCAACGTCAATAATGGCTTCATGGGATTCCGCCAAATCCCAAACGTATGTATATGCTGTGTTATACTCTATTGGGGTTAAAGCCGACGCCGTGATACCATTAGGATCAAAAGTTATGCGCAAACGCCCCTTATGGAACGTAGACGCAACAGCAACAAATCTATATCTCAACGACCCCCTCCATTGGCGAAATGCTTGCATTGCATAGCCCAACGGCGACATTGCTATTTGTTGTGAACCCCCAGTACCTGGACCATTGGCCCAATATACTGGGTTAACATTAGCATAAAATATGTTGAAATCAGGCGTTGCAGTTGAATTCCACGCAAATTTTGTAATATATGTTTCTCTCTCCACTATAGAAGATAATAACATTTCATCCTTGCGTGCTAACCCAACAATACTAGGATCTATTGTTACTTCCTGTTTATCGTCCAAAGTCATTTTAAAAATGGGATCGTGCTGTGTCGCACTGGCCAAATTTGGATTTACTCTAGGCACCATATACGTCATATCACTGACAATGTTGGGTTTAGAAAAACCTAAAGCCACTGCAATTTTGTGCCCATAATGTAACACAGTCTGTGACGCTAAGGCATATGGTCGAATCCAAGTTATGTTTGACAATAACCCGGCAACATCTGCCAAAACGCCTAATGGTTTAGAAATTATACCTTTACCATATTCGTCTCCAGACTGAGGAACCAAACTTGGTAAATTTGAACTTGTTGGAGCGCCAAAAACAACATTTTCTGCCCAACACATAGCAGTTATTGTTATACCATCCTGTGTTGTGCTCATACTTCGTAAAGGTGAAACTTCCGTTACAGCAATAAATCCAGTAGTTAAATGTTCACCTAACGCTGTATTAAAAGCATTGTAATGGTGAACGTAAGGTAACCTCAAACAACCACCCTCACACGAAGTAGGATTTAAAAACACGTGTGGAGGTTGAGACAAAACAACCAATGATGGCACCAAGTTAATTAAAGTTGCAGGTGTTAGTAATGTGTCACTAGATGAATTGGATACGGCAGTAGCCATCCACCGACCGTAATGCATAGGTGTTCCATTAATCATAAACCTAAAACATAAATCACACTTAAGATTACGATAATTGTTGATACGATTCATAACACGCTTATTATTAAAAAACGCAGATGGCGAAATAAACTGTGGTGTCGTAGGAGACGTACCACCAACAATAATGTTCTGTGAAAACACCTTAATAGGACGAGACAAAAACTTAGCTATAGACACCTCTTCAGTATCAACATTATAATGGGTGTTATCCATGTCTTGATCATAAGATGCCTCTTCGTGTAAAAAATCATCAACAAATGATGTCAAAACTTGCGTTTTGTTCTGAGCAACATCTTCCATGATTCCTGACTGAGGAAACAAATTAACAGATCTAGCATCTACTCTATCCAATCGATTTGGTCTGTCAGGTTTGACAGGAGCAGGTGGAACAACAAGCGGAGGTACGTTAGGTGTGATTGGTGTTTGGAAATTAACCGCAGGTTCAGTAACAGGCAACTTGTTGCGCAATCTATCTGCTATCAACACAGCCTCGGCATACCAATCACTATTTGGAAAAGGTTGTGAATAATCTCCCCTTTCAAAATAAGTGTAATATTGGAGTCTTTTGCCAATAACGTCATTCATAGCCTCTAAAATTATTGAACCGTCCGTGTAGCGAAAAGTATCAGGAACAGCAATACCTTCGTAATATCCACCATCACCAAAAACACCAGAATGTGGCGTCATGGGTGATACGTCGTCACTATCAGGATCATCGTTAACACCAAATTCTGCAAAATAACGGCTGCGAGGAGTGCATAAACCACACGAAACTGTATCCCAATGTTGAAGCGCAGGTCCAAAACAAGCGATTCCATCGAATTGCGGATTTCTGTGGTATGCATAACAAACAGTAGTGGGTAATCCGCG